CCCATAGGCGGCATACCGCCCGGAGGCATTGGAGGACCCCCCATAACCATTTCCGGTGGAAGAGAGGGTGCCATCCCACCGTTCGCCATACGAAACATGGGCCTGTTATAGACGTTTCCGGTCACTAGAAGAGTCCTCCAACCTGTTTAGCTGCCGCTGCCGTTCCCAAAAGTCCTACGCCCAAGCCGCCAAGTTGCTGGAAGGTACTGGGTTGCGGAGCAGTTGGCGAAACCTGCGAGCCAAGGATAGTCTGGCTAGACGGTGCGCCACGATAAATGTCGGACAGGAACGCTACCCGGCTTTGGGGTTCCATGAGTTGGCGCAGCTGGTTGGCGTAATCGGCCCCCAGCCGCTCTTGTTCGACGCCACGTGCTTCTGTTCCCAGCAGACGTAAGGCGTCGATGTCCCCTAAACCGGTTCGTTGCGCGAGTTCCGCCGCGCCCAGCTGTTGTCCGCCAATGCCAGCGGCTAGTCCACCAATGCCGGTGAAAAGTTGGGACGCTTGCTGTTGCCGCGCTTGCTGATTTTCAAAAGCTGTCTGAGACGATTGCAGAGCTTGGGCATAATTTTGAGCGTTCAGATCAGCCAGTATCCTGGCTCTCGCTTCTTGTTGCCGTCCCCCTAGTTCCGCTTCCGCTACGCCAAAGCGGCTTCCGCCGAATGCCCCGGCTCCCACGCCTTGTGCGGCGAGTTGGTTTTGCTGAATTTGCCCCTGACGATCTAGCTCTGCCAGGGTCTGTTCAATTACCTGCTGCTGGAAGGGGTTGGTGTAAGGAGAAAGGTCCGAAGGCTGAAACAGGCCGGTACTCGCTTGTGCGGCTGCACGTGCAGGATCTAAAGCACCAAGACCGGTTCCCAACGTGCCGAAACCCGTCGTCAGATAATCCTGATAACCGCCAATTCCTGATGGGGCCTGGGCGCGGGTTCTGGCTACATCATAGAGAGGATCAAGACCGGCGATTTGCTGTGTGGGAAGAGTAAGAGGAATGTCCGCGAGCGTCTTGCCCGATTCCATCAAGCCAAGTTTCAAAGCCTCTATTTCAGGGGCTTCGCGTATTACTTGTTCTGAGATTGTCGTTTCGGGCATGGCTACGTCTTCATTTCAAAATTACGCATCATCTTGTACATGTTGTTGGGACCACCTGCGCCGTCCACCGCTCGCTTGGTCATAACGAATTCGCCGTCTGAAAGCATGGCGGGAACGTCGTCGGAAGTGGGCGTACCGGGACCTCTTATATGGCCCGTGCGCCGTGGGAAGTGGTTCACGCCTCCACCCCGTGCTGCATATGCAACGCCACCGGCCCCTCCTAGACGCTCTGCGAGAAGCCGGTTGTACGCATCAGAATAAGGTGTGAGGTTCTGGACAACATAGCGTTCCGGGTCTTCAGCTAAAAGATCTACTCCGGTTTCAGTTTCAACAAATCCTGGACGATCTCCTTCGACAACATCTTCTTCTTTAGCTTCCTCAAACCCTCCTCCTAAAGCCATCGCTCCCGCTCCCCCCGCTAACAGTGGGCCATAACTAGCCAAGGGTCCTGGTCCCGCAGCCTTATAAGCTTCGGTAGCTAGGGCCTTATTACCACCAGTAGCTTTAAGTACCTCTGCATATCGGGCAGTTTTTGCGGCCTCAACCGCCGCTTCAGATTGTCCCCCTCTAAACATCCAATCTGAAACAGTGTCCATAAAATCTCCTCCTCCGGTTGCTGTTTGCGTTACTGGTGCCGGTGCCGGTGCCGGTGCCAGTGCCAGTGGCGGTGGCGGTGGCGGTGGCGGGACTTCACCTCTCATAACTGCGTAACTTGGATCCCAGTTAGACGTATATGCAGGGGGCGGAAGTTTTGCTTGAGTCGGAGGCGTGGCTAACAAGAAATCTTTCAACGAGGCTCCAGGGGTTTCTCCTGTGAAAACGTCCGTCAACCTGTCCCACTGTTTACCTGCGGTAGGTGGTGCGGCTCCTCCCGGTAAAGTCCCCTGGACACCGGATAGAAATCCCTTACCAGTCATTAATCCTGTCAAGCCACCAATGCCCGCGCTAATTCCTCCGGAAAGAGCAGCAGACTTAAAAGCATCCTTTAAGCTACTCCCTCCTACCAGAGAACCTATCCCAGAGGCCAGCATCGTAGCGCCTATTTTGCCCGCCCCAAAAATACCAGGCAAAGCACCAGGTGCGCCTAAGAAAGGAATACCAAACAGGGTGGCGGCAATAGGAAGAATAGTGGGCGCAGCCTTCTTAGCGAACTTTAGAACCGACTTAACGGCCTTCTTGATGCCCTTGAATATGCTGCTGAAGAAGAATTCCGGAACCCCGGTTACAGGGTTGATGCTATTCAGTTCGTTGCCGACAACATAGGCTGACGGATCAAGGCCCATGTCTTTCATCTGGGTAAAGAGGAGGCTTTTGACTTTGGGGTTGGCGTTCAACACCTCCATGGGGATGACGGTTTCGCCTTCCGTCGCATGGACGATGTATATGTCTCCGTTGCGCCCGTATTCGGCAAGCTTCTTGGCTTGATCCTGAATGGAAGCAATGCCAACAGGATACAGTTCATAATCAGGAGAGGCGTCAATATAAGATTGAAGGCCGGTCGCAGGACGATGCTGCACTTCCTGTAACATTATGAAAGCTCCAATACGCTTGCAAAGACGTAAATCTTTGAGGCCACATCGCAATTTAATAGGAGCGTATCACTGTCCTCAAGAACAAACGGGCCAGCGAGGGACGTGTCTGCATCGGTGCCAATACTGGTCTTATCCAATGTGATCGTAACCGAAGCGGAACTATCCGTTACCTTCGTATAAACGACTATAGTCCCGCTATGTGAATTATACAAATGGATATTCTGGACGATAGCCTCTGTAGCCGTGGGACACGTGTAGATCGTCACGTCTCCCGTATCGCCTATCAAAGCACCTATATTTTTGTACGCAGAAGCCATCGCAATAGTTTTTCGGTAAGTTTCCTAATCCACTCTTTCATCACATCATAAACCACGTGAACCCGTGGGTGTCGTCCTCTCCGCTCACCACCGCAGGGAAATCTATTTTGGTCAACGCCATTTCCAGATCCCGCATGATGCGGTTGAAATCCTCCACGTTGTAAGTATCTGGAACTAAAGGCATACTATGATCAAGCAGTTGAACCATTAGCGTCTTCCGTCCTGCCGGATTTCAAGCCGCGTGTCGCCCAGCGTCCACGCCGTATTGAGGGCTGGGTTGTCCAGGCGCAAAATGGCCGTGCGCCCACGACAGCGTACATCCGATTTCTGGGTACTGGACGTGACCGTCGCAGTAGCCTCGGTTACCAGAGCATCGCTGGGATAGTCCCGTGTTTTCAACACGTAGTCCACACTGGCCGCTGTACCCGATAAAGCGATATCCGGAATGATCTTGCTTACGAACAGGAAATTGTTCCCATCCGCCAGATCAAAATCGCCGGATTCGATAAACGACACCATCGCCGTACCGTCCGCGTTCTGACCGCTCTCCTGCACGTACACGTACTCAACGTCACTCGCTGACCCGGAAGCGCGAGGATTGTTGTGAAGACTGAAGTCCACCCAGGCAGTACGGGCCAAGGTGCCGATATCCCAGGTATTTTCCGTGTAATTGAATTTAGCGTAGCGGTCTATCTCTGTAGCGCCTGAAGAGACGTAGAAGAAAAACACCTCGTCAAACAACCGATTGGAGGCTGCAAAAAACTTAAAGCTCTGGTCCAGGTTGATATCGTCAAATACGTAACGCACCACCGTGCAGGGGACCACCTGTACCCGCCCTGAATAAACGAAGAAATTCTCCGTATCCATCCAGAATATCTTGTCGGCAATCGTTACAACGGCGTTGGGTCCAATGATGGAAATGTTGTTGGACAACAGACTGAACTGGAAAGTAAACGGAGGACCGGTAAACCGCATGGAATGGAGGGATGCGTCCGTCCAGATTAAGATTTCCTGTCTGGTTTTTTGAGCCGATAGGATCTCTGACCCACTGGAAATGCGAGTGCTTCCGGATGTGTTGGTCGAAGTTGGGGTCCAATCAAAAGGAGCTTCCTGGTCGGACCACCGCACCAAGAGCAAATCCTGCGTTGTTTCTCCTAATTCGTTACATGCAAACGCGACCATATGCCTGTCGGCTCCCGACATCATAAGACGGCGTGTGACGGTAGGTGCATCCGAAGCTCCCGTTTGAGAAGCGAAGGACGTGGCCCTGGCATTCAGTCCTAACGTTTTGTCCCAATAATAGGGCGTACCGTCATAAGCATTAAAAGCTAAGTCTTCTCCCCAGTTGTCCTGCGTCCATAGCCTGACGCTCAATGGGGGAGTTGTTCCCTGGCCCCATCCTATGAAATCGTTTGCTTCCTTGACCGCCGTGCCGTCCGCATGACCGGCGGCACTTGTTCCCCGTACTCCTCGCACCACCCCAGCATCCAACGTGTTTGTGCTTTTGCCGGTGTATTGAATCAGTTCGTTTTCGATCTGGATCAAACCGACAAAAGTAGCCGCATCACTACTCGTATGAGCAGCAGCTGTCGTGCCGTCAGTACCACGCACTAAGTCGCTCAACGTGTTTGAAACATTGTTTCCGTATCGAATTTTCTCACTGTTGATCAATACGGTTCCCTTGTCGGGATAAGACGATGAATCAACCAGAGGTATAGATGTGCTTACATCCGTTAGATTGGCGCTAATAGTCGTGGATGCCGTTTCAAAGTCCGTGGCGGAAGTTAAAATGATGGAGGTCGCTGAATCGCTGATCAGACCATTAAGCGTGGTTTCCGAAAAGGGTTCGACAACGCCTCCCCACAACCCTGCGCCCCAGCCTGTACCGGCTACCGCTATCGTCAAACCAATTCTGATCTGGTAAGCCGCAACCACGGCAGATCCACCACCGGCCACGCTGCCGGAAGAGGCGCTCCCGGCTGTACTGACGGTGTAGCTGTTTTCGTTTACCAGGGTCAGCTGGAACTCTTTGTTTAATTGAGCAGCCGTTATGCCGTCTGTCGTGGTGGCCCCTGAAAACGTTACATAATCCCCGGTTCGCGCACCGTGACCGGCAGCTGTAATGGTAACCACGCCGCTGGCTACGCTTCCTGTCGTAATGGGGTTGGTTCCCAGAGTGACGGAGGTCCGAAGAGGCGTCACATCGTTATATATACCGCCCTCTTCGATGTAGAACTTGGATTCCGTTCCAAGACCCATGTACTTGGAACCATCCAACGCAGCCCACACGTGCATGGATCGTCCCGTACCAATGATGGTGTTGGAACTGAGCTTGACCCAGCCGCCCATCTTTTCAGGGCGTCCCTTGCGAAAGCGGATTAGATTGGAATCAAACCAGCCGTTTTCCGCTGCATAGGAGGTGGACTCTCTATTGATGCCTGGACGGAAAGTGACTTTGGTGAGGGGCATTAGACCTTGGTTACCAGTAAGGCGATTATCGTTCCCATCGCTCCCAGCAGAAGAGCCGTACCGCTCATCATCACGTGTTCCAACCTCTTCAAACGAGAGGATATGTGACGATACCGCTCCTCACACAGGGTAACGTGCATTTCTAAATCGGTTGCTTCGCTCATTTAGAGTTCATCCGGCCAATCGTACATGGGAGCATTTCCCGTAGCTTTACCATCACCATCCACGGGGGTTACAAACATGGCTTTGAGCGCATCCACGTCGGCACAAGCATTAATAGCAGTCTCAATTGTGTTACAAGCCGCCCGTACCGCATCGCGATACGTCGAAACGTCCGAAGGAACAGCGGTGGTTTCCTCTGACAAACGAGTGACATACCAATCGGTAGAAGAAAGCCTGGAATGAGAAGAGGACTTGGTGGAATTAACCCAGATACTTTTCAGTCCAAGTGTGGTGACATCATCGACAGTAACATCATCCATGTCCTTGGCCGTTTC